TTCTTGCTAAACGCTTTAAATCTAATGTATTGATGGTAGGTGATCCGGGTGTTGGTAAGACAGCTATTGCAGAAGGTCTTGCTACTATGATTGTTGAGGATAATGTTCCTGAATTCTTAAAGAACCATGAACTATACAGTTTAGAAGTCGGTATGCTACTTGCGGGCAGTAAGTATCGTGGTGATTTTGAAGAAAAAATTAAAAACATTATTGATGCATTGAATACGAAAAAGAAAGCTATCCTTTTTATTGATGAAGCACATACAATGAAAGGCAGTGGTAACACCAATAATGGTAGTATTGATTTTGCAAGCATGATTAAGCCTGCAATTACTAAGGGCACATTAAAGATTATTGCAAGCACTACTTGGGAAGAGTACTACGAAAGCTTTGAGAAGGATCGTGCATTGATGCGTAGATTCTATCGTGTTGGTATTGATGAGCCAAGTCACGATAGCACTATTCGTATCTTACGTGGATTAAGTCAAAGACTAAATGATTTTCATAATGTAAAAATCTCAGAGGAAGCAATTGAGGCAAGTGTTGATTGTTCTTCACGTTACATCCATGATCGTAAGAATCCAGATAAAAGTATTGACTTACTTGATGCAGCCTGCGCTAAGCAACGTGTATTAGAAAATAAGGAAGCAGAAATTACTAAAGAGCTTATCTACGAACAAGTTGAACGATTTACGGGTGTTCCTGCAGATAAACTTAGTAACGATTACAGTGATAGAATTAAAACTCTTGAGCAAAATGTAAAGGATAAACTTTATGGTCAAGATGATGCTGTAAACAAGGTTCTTGAAAGAATCTATGTTAGCTTTGCTGGTATTAATAACGAAACGAAACCAGTTGGTAGTTTCTTGTTCTTAGGTCCTACTGGTACTGGGAAAACTGAACTTGCTAAACTACTCAGCAAGAACCTTGACATGCCATTGCTCAAGTACGATATGAGTGAATATGGTGAGAAACATAGTGTCGCTAAACTAATTGGTGCACCTCCTGGCTATGTAGGATACGGTGAAGGTAATCTAGGTGGTGGTAAACTAATAAATGACTTAAGCAAGAACCCATACTCTATTATGTTGTTTGATGAAGTCGAAAAAGCACACCATGAAGTTTTTGACATTTTCTTACAATTACTTGACGAAGGACGTGTTACGGGAAGTAACGGCAAAGAAGTAAATGCTAAAAATTGTATCATCATCATGACAAGTAATTTGGGTGCAAGTGATAGCGAACGTAATGCGATTGGCTTCGGAGCCCAAGAAAAAACAGGCGAAGATGACAAAGCTATGAAAGAGTTTTTTAAACCTGAGTTTAGAAATCGACTTGATTTAGTATGCAAGTTTAACAAATTAGATTCACTTGCAATTAAGAAAATTGTTGTTAAATTTACGGAAGATTTAAAAAAGGCTTTGAAAAACACACACGATATTAATTTAAATTTAAGTGAGCCCGTGGTTGATTACATTGCCGAAAAGGGGTACGATAGCAAAATGGGTGCTAGACCATTAGCACGTAAAATTGACGAGTGGATTAGAGTTCCATTATCTAAAAAGATTGTTTTTGAAAATGTTAAAAATGCTAACGTATTTGCAATACTAAAAGGTGATGAAATTGAATTTACAGTAACGCCAAAAGTTACTGCATTTGTTGGATATGATGGAGTAATTACAGTTGAATAATTTACGCACAGTAAAAAAATCTAAACTTTTTTTCAACAAATACAAATATAGGGCAGTTATATGTAATCCTAATTTTCATTTAGTTAGATATTGTAAAACTGAAGAACAGTTACATAATAACATTTCATATCGCCAACAATCAGGAGTATACTTTTATCACGGAAAAAGAACCAATGACGTAGATCATACCCCATTAATTAGATTTATTCATTGGAGAAATAGTCAAAGTAAAGATATCACCATACGCATTGATTATGATATGATTAGCGTCTATGGTAATGATTTATTTAAGTTACAAACACTAGAATATGTTGATACAAATGTTGATTATTGTGAAGTAAAATTAGAAGGAGATCCTTCTATACTAGAACGTAATAATCCAAAACACAAATATAGAACTTATTTTAGATGTAGATCATTGCAAAATGCTGATTTACATACTGAAATGCAAAAGTTTTTACAGTCATACGAAAAATCTGTATACCCTTGCGGGGCATTACGTAGATGGGCATTTGAGATAAAAGATGGACAAAATTGGAGAAAACACTATCTTGAAGCAAGCTTTTTTGTAGATTATGATATAGAATCTATCCAAACTATTTTAGGGCTTACGTTTGACAGTTATTTGGGTAAAACCTATAAAGTAGAACAGCGAGACTAATTTTGATAAATACTCTATTAATGGAGTATTTACCATGGCTAAAATCGTAGAAGATGTAATTGTAATCAAACTAAGCAAAATTGTCAAGGATAGCGATTCCTCAACAGCTGGAATCGCTAGTCCTGAAATTCAAACCGCGCTTGAACAAGTGGTTCAAGAATTAGTAGGTGATTCTGTAGTAGTAGAATTGGTGCAAGCATAATGTCACAGGCTACTACTCTTATCCTGCTATCACAAACCCCTTTTGGACAGGGACCAAACATAACCGGAACTAAACAACCTGCTGCCTCCTATTATTTAGGCGGTGCAGACTTGCAAACAGTGACATGGAGCTTTACCTCAGTAACCGCTACAGTTAATATTCAAGCAAGTCTAGCAGAAAATCCAACTTCAAATGATTGGTTCAATGTTTTAGAAATTACAGGATCAGAACTCACTCAAATAAGCTACCAAAACATAAACGGCAATTTTGTATGGTTAAGAGCTGCTGTATCAGGTTTTACAGCAGGCGTAATCCAATTTATAAAGGTAAGTTATTAATGTCTACTAAAATGTTTTTAGAGGGCGGAAATGTAGTACCTGACGCTAAACCTATCACACGTAAAAATGTACAAACAGTTGTAAAGAATTTACAAGGTATTATGCCTAAGGGTATCAATGTTTATCCTATAGGAAGTGCAGGGAAGAAAGATGTAAGTAGCGATATGGATGTATTGATTGATGCTGCTGAATTGATGAAAATTTTTCCTGTAAAGGACCTAAAAACTGCAAGACAGGGTTTAGAAAACTATTTTAAAGAGAATGGATATTTTGCTGCAAGAACTGGTGTCAGTGTTCATGTTGGTATACCTACAGGTGAAGATGGTAATGTGACGCAAGTTGACATAATGGCTGTAGAAAATGCAAGAGATGTTGTTCCATTACATACACATGATTACAGCAAAGATCCAGCTATGAAGGGCGGAACATTGCATGGTATATGGGCTGACTTAACTAATATGAGTTCATTACCTGATCATCCTAGTTTGATGATGAGCCCTTATAAAGGGCTAGTTGATCGTGAAACGAAAGAATTGATTACTAGCAATAAAGATCAGATTGCCAAAATTATAATTGGTCCTAATGCGAGTGCAGAAGATATGGGAAGTGTGCATTCTATACTATCAGCATTGAGAAGTGATCCTAACAAATATAAAGCCATAAAAGATAAATGGGCACCTAATTTAGAGCTAAATGAGAATATTCATGATTGGTTCAGACGTACAATGAATTTATTAAAATGAAAATACTATCGTTACTAGAGGCAGCAGGACAAGTGGGTCGTAAATATCAACACATTGAGGATCTAGTGATTGCCAATGGTAGTCACGGAGCAATGCATGCCGTAGAGCGTTTAACTAATATGATTGATAATTATGGTACTATTGAATTAAAATGGGATGGTATGCCTGTGGTATACTGGGGTCGTGATGATAGTGGTACATTTTACATGATACCAAAAAATGCATGGCAGTATTTGAAGTCAGGAACAATGCAGACTAAAGCAGGAGCACCAACATTAACTAAAAGCCCAGATGATATTATGAAGTTCATCTTAGGTACTGGTGGCGAAGCTGATGCAAGCCGTATGCAATTTGCAAAACAGTTTGCGAGTTTGTGGCCTTATTTAGAACAAGCAAGTCCTCAGCGTGGTTTCTTAGAAGGTGGATTACTATTTTATCCTGGTACTAAACCAGACGGCAGAAGTGCAATGCCTGTACTAAACAAGAATACAAATACATATGATTTTAAACCTAACATAACAGCATTTCATGTACCAGCTGATAGTGACTTAGGTCAACGAATACCAAATGCAAAAATAATGATAGCTGCAACTGGTTATTATGATAAATTGGGTAGTGGTGAAGAAAGTAGATTTCCAAACGCAGAAAGTTTATCAACACCTGATGTTATTGTTCAAGGTACTACATATGCAGAAGAATTGCCAGGTGTTGATAAATCTGGATTAACTAATTTGTCTAGATTCATACAAGCGAATGCACAGAAAATAGATAATTTTCTAGCACCCAAACCTGGTATGAATAATCCAGGTGGCGAATTGTATACATACTTAAATCAACATTTAAGAACAAGTGGTTTATTAAGAGACTTTCCCGCATGGGCTCAAAGTAATCTAAGTGCTAAAAAAGCACAGACATTATTAAGTGATCCAGAAGGATTAAAAGCAACATTAGGTGCAGTAGAAGCTATTACTAATGAGAAAATGAAAGTAATTAAATCACTAAGCTTAGGATTACATGGTGGTATAATGCAAACTAATCCAGAAGGATATGCACAAGCACATCCTGAAGTAAATTTCAAGTATGCATTGCCCGGACAGTTTTTAAAATTAATAGACCAACTTAATTGGCAACCGAGAAAAATATGATAAAGCGTACAGGAAAAAGTGATACAGCAGTGGTAGGATGGGGTCGTGGCATGGGTCATAAAGGTCACATGTTATTAGCGAGAGCAGTTATTGTTCAAGCAGCGAACATGGGTGCAGATCCATATTTCTTTGTCAGTAGAACAGTAGGTGCGGATGATCCATTATATCCAGAAGAAAAATTGTATATCTACAAGAAAGTTTTTCCTAAACAAGCAAACATATTTCAAAGTGCAACAGACAATATACCAGATATTAATAGGATGTTAACTACACTAGCAGAAATGGGTTATAGAAACGCAGTATTAGTTGTTGGTGCGGATCAGGTTAGAGCATTTCAATATCTAGTAGGGAAGAATAAGGCAGGCGAAACAGTTTATAAAACATTTGGATTAGATAATCTACAAGTAATCAAACGTCAAGATGTTGATGATGCTGCACAAGCAGAAGAGGGCCCAAGAGCGACTCCAATGCGTGATATTCTTAAA